TGAAGTTTATTGTCTACCTGTGAACGATAGGGGACGACAACCGATTCGCTGGACCATTTTTTGATGTCCTCGTTTGTGTCGCACCACCGAAAAGCCTGCCGTTCCCAGAGGGATCTGTATACGATCTTGGTGGGATCGCCTTCATATTTGTTTCTGTTCTTTGGGCGCCATTTACCTTTGTAACTCATGGTATTATGTATAAATACTTGAGGTAATAACCGAAATAAAAATTAAGGAGTAATAAAATGTCCGGGCCACCTGGAGTTCCTACTGCTGAGGAAACGCTTCAAGAAATGAGGGTTAGGAAATTCATTGCCGAAAATCCTAGGAGACCTTTTACTGGGGTGCCAGAAACGCAGACAGTTCTGCCAGAGGGAACTGGTACACCTAATGAGGAAGCTCCGGCGGCCGCCGTTGCAAGAGAGGAAGCAAAGACCTCGTCAATTAGATCACATAGCAGAGTGTTTCCATTAGACCTTGAAACTTATGACGGCCATCCGTGGATCAATTTTGAATTTCAGAAGTATAAAGGAGTTAAGTTTAATACATCTAATTTAAATAGAGGTGGAACGCAGTCTAAATTAGATTCTACCTTGGCTGCGGGTGAAGATACTATTGGTTGGCTCAAGGGAGTGGCGGGCAAGGCAATGCGCGAGATTGCGGGATTCACCGAGGGTGTCCAGGGCCCGGCGACGCCCGAGGCCACGGCCTTGGGCGCCTCCCTTGATGTCGGTTTAGACACAATAGAAGAAATGTCAGCTCCGCAAGTCCAGATTGCAGGAAATGTCAGATTATATCTACCGATTCAGCTTCAGGAAACATATAGTCTAAAATGGACAGAGGCTGATATTAATCAAGGAGGCGCCCTTGTCCAGACTGGAATGGATGCATTAAAGGATCTTTTAGAACAGGCACCCGATATCGGTAGGGAGGTGGCCGGTAGATTGGCCGCCCGGGGATTTGGGACTCCGGCATTAACTGACCTGTTGCTCCGGAATGCCGATGGAGGCGCAGCAGTAAATAATCACCTAGAGGCTTTTTTTAAGGGAGTGGATTTCAGAAAGTTTTCATACAATTTTCAATTTTTTCCAAAATCTCCTAGGGAGGCGGCCGAGGTTGCTCTTATTGTTAGATTATTTAAGGCGGCCGCCGCACCTGAATTAAGAAATTCGGCCGAGACCTATGGTAGATATTGGGTATATCCAAACCAATTTAAGATCGAATATTGGAATCCAAAGGAAACACACAATATAGGGCTTTGTTACTTGACTAATATTACTGTGAATTATGGCGCAGCCGGAACGAATCAGTCATTTGTCGATAGGTATCCTCTACAGACAGACATGACATTAAACTTCACAGAGATGGAAGTTGTCCACAAAGACCAAATTATAAATCGAGGATATTAATAAAAATGGCAGCCAATTATTTTAATGAACTATCATATATGTACTATGCCCCAGACAGGGATATGGCGTCGATTAAAGTTGTCACGAATATATTTAAACGAGTCCAGACGACATTAGAGACAAAGTTCAATAGAACATTATATTATCCTTATCAGATAAGAGACCAGGATACTCCTGACTTTCTTGCCCATAGTTATTATGGAGCTTCAAATTATCATTGGGTGATTTTTTTGGTCAATGATATAACTGATCCTCATTGGGATTGGCCAATGAAGGCCGAACAATTTGAAAGGTATGTCATAAACAAATATGGAAGCATTACGGCCGCAGCCACGACGCCGCATCATCATGAAACAATAGAGCAAAAGGCCACAGCCGATGGTTTTGGTTATACAGAAGGAGACATTCTATTAGACGGAGGTACATATTGTAATAGCCTGTTTGAATACTCTGTTGCAGGGGAGGCATGGGCCGAGGGCGATCCTGCTCTGGTCAGAGAAGTGTCGCAGTATGACTATGAATATGAATTGAATGAAAGTAAACGAGAAATTAAAATGTTAAATAAACGATATTTAAGTTCTATGGTCAGTCAATTTAGAAGCCTAGTGGCCGACGGGGTTTAGTTATATGGCAGCCTCAGAAGATAGGAACCTTCAGGGTCCTGGGGATTTTAGTCTTGAATATTTGGATATAATTACCTCTAAGGGAGAAATTATTCATATAAAAGATCATGGTTGGTTGAGCATTTCTTTGACAGAAGATATTTTTGAGCCAGCCGTTATGGGTGTAATCGATATTATGGATTCTGTCGATCTTCCTGGGAGTTATAATTTGATTGGAAATGAAACAATCGAATTTAATTTTTCTACTCCATCTTTAACTCCCATTAAATTTGAAGGGAAATGTACCAAAGTAACAGAAAGTATTGATACGAGTGATGCATCAAAGGGGTATTCGTTAGAGTTTATTTCGGCCGAAGCCATTACTTCAATGTTAAATAAGGTCCGAAAATCATATTCTGATATGCCTTATTCCGAAATGGCAAAACTTATATACAAAGATTATATAGGGAGTGACAAGCCTTTTGATGTAGAGGGTACACTAAACACGTCCTCTCTTACGATTCCTGGTTGGAGCCCATTTAGGGCCCTTACTTCTTTGGCCGATAGATCCCAGTCGTCTAACCCAAACTATCAAAATGGATCATTTTTATTTTATGAAACGTGTATTGATGATACAAAAATGTATGGAGGATTTAAATTTCATTCTCTAGAATCTTTATGGGATAAATCCAGAGTAATGGCGCACTATACAAACCAGGTGAAGAATGTGACTCAAGGGGATCCTGTTGATTATAAGGCAGTTAAATGGTATACAGAAAAGGCTAGGATGGACACAATAGAAAATATTAGAAGTGGGATGTATGCAAGCAAGGTAATTACACACGACTTAGTTAAGCGAAAGGTGTATTCAAAGAAATATAATTATAAAGAAAATTTTAAGAAAACTGTTTCGTTAAACAGAGGAGGAGCGCCATTAACCGATAGTGACCTATACACATCGGCAACTGGAAGCTATGAAATGTTTATGCCAAAACAGTATCAGTCATATGGAGGAGAATATCAGGGAACTACACTTCCCGAGCATACTTTGATGAATAGAACATCAATAGCACAGCAGTTAAATAATCAGATTTTAGAAATTAGTATTTCTGGAGATAGTGAACGAAGAGTTGGTGATATAGTTAGTTTTTCTCTTCCTGCGGCCGAGAGTGTTGGTGGTGATGATGACCCAAAGTGGGATAAGTATTTGACTGGTAAGTATTTGGTGACTGCGGTTACTCATAAGGTCATGTCTACTCCAGAATCCTATGAAACAATTTTGGAACTAACTAAAGAGTCTATACAACGATGAAAACAGGAATGGGATTAGATGGGTTTGTTTGGTTTGAAGGGCAGATCGAAGATCGGGCCGATCCTCTTCTTATAGGTCGGGTTCGTGTACGTTGTCTTGGATTTGATGCCTGGGGGTCCGATGGGGAAAAAGATATGCCAACTGCGACATTGCCTTGGGCCTATCCTTTACTTCCTTTGAACAGCTCCCAAGGATCTGTCCGAGCCCCAAAAGAGGGAACATGGGTGTTTGGTTTTTTTCGAGATGGGCAAGATGCACAAGACAGGGTGGTAGTAGGAACTATTAATACAGGATATCACAAGTGGTTAGAGGACCCAAGTGACAAGACTGAAACGGGAGGTGCGGGGCCCTTGGCTTTGATTCCTAGTAGTGCCGTCGATATTGCCGGAGGTGGTTCGATGCGAGATATTGCAGATGCCTATAAGAATGAATTACAGGCAACTGTCAGCGCAGGAGTTGGAGTGCTACGCGAGGGAAGTGCAACAGATTTTGATGGGGTGGTTGCTCTTGGGGTTGATCCTAGAGAAAGCCCTGGAGAGACAATGGGGCTTGATGATTTAAAAAATGTCCAAAGCCAACTTAAATTGTTGCCGGCGGCTGAGTTGGCTGCCTTGTCTCCTGGATTGCAAAATCTTGCAAAAGCTCCAACAAAGGCTTTGGGAGACATGGTTAGCAAGGGGCTTGAGATTGATGGGCTTGGAGGGATTAGTGATGTTGCAAGTGCAGTTACTAGTTTGTCAATAGATATGCCAAATTTGAGTATGGATTTTGGTTCGTTTGATAATGCTGCGGATTCATTATTGGCTGTAGGGGAATTAGGATTAGGAAAGATAGACCAAGGAATGGAATTAATTGGTGGGGGAATTGATATGCTTGGTTCGATTGATGCAGAGGCTTTAGGTAATATTACTGATTCATTAAACCCTGAGGCATTGGCGGCTTTGGGGGAAGAGGGGGTCAAGAAGATAACAGACCTGGCAGGAAAGATTCCTGGAGGAATCGAGGGTTTGGCTGATAATGTAGGAGGGGCCATTGAAGATATTGGAGGGTCTATTGGAGATAAAATTGGTAATATTGATGCCAGTAAGTTGGCTAGTGCTGGATTGGATATGGGAGTAGATATGGCACTGGCTAACCCACAGGTTCAAATGGCGTTGGCTAAGATAGCCCAGGTGATGGGAATGCTCCAAAAGGTTATTAAAATGAAAGAAATGGCCGATAAAATTTTAAGTAAATTGTCATCAGTTTAAAAGGAATTATCAAATGGCAGAAAAAATAGATTTTGACACAATAAAGAATGATATTGCCTTGGCTAAGGTTAAGGCTATTGCGTTGGACGAAACGGTAAAAAAGGCATTAGAACAAAGTCATAAATCAGCAACGGATGGTTTGTCGAAACTAGGAAATATTTTTGGGGATGATTTAGGTACGGCGACTGGTATTAATCTGCCTAGTTCCTTAGAGGGCCTTGAGGATGTTGAAAGTATGGTGGGCGAGGTTGAGTCTTCCTTTAATAAGTTTACTCAAATTAAAGATCAATTAAGTGGGCCGGGAGCCCAGATATTATCTAGTATTGATGGAGACCAAAAACTTAGTGAGAGTTTGAGCGAGGCCGGATCTTCTGTTCTTCCTGTAAAGTCTAGACTTGCAATAGATGGGTTTACTGGAAAGACAAGTATTGCAGACATAGGATCTGATGGTTCACTTGAGCCTAATGAAGTAAACACCCCCAGATTGGCCAGAGGGGTTAAACGTGGCACTATGACAGAAGAGCAAGAAAATGACAAACCTTTTCTTATGACTGCTAGTGGAAGAATGCAACCTTGGCCTGAAAATCCATATGGAGCAGTTTATCCATATAATAAAGTAGATGAGTCTGAGTCTGGACATATTCAAGAGATTGATGACACTCCTGGCGCAGAAAGAATTAAAGAATCCCATCGTACTGGAACGTTCTATGAAATTTATCCAAATGGAACAAAGGTTACAAAGGTGGTCGGTAAGAAATTTTCGGTTACTGTCGGTGATGATTATGCCAAAATTGAGGGGGCTTGTGCTATTCATGTCCAAGGAGATGCAGACTTATTTTGTGCAAAGGATGTTAAGATGATGAGCATGGGCGATATAACAGCTTTTGCAAAAAACGATGTTCGTATAAGTTCTGGTGGAGCGTGTAGTGTTACTGGAGCGACTGATTGCACGGTTGGGGCGGTAGGAACGGCTAAACTAAGTTCTTTTGGAGAAACTAAGGTTTTCTCTGCTTTGTCAACAGAATTGACGGCTCTTGGTGATATGACTATTCAAGGGGCGGCCGCAATAGACATAATGAGTCAGGGAATGATTAGTTTTAAGGATCTGAAAGGTGCTGGTACTCTTGGTGGGCTTGTCGTAAAGGACAAGGCCCTTGATGCAAAGAACCTTGCACAAGATAAGATAATCGCAACAAAGAAAACATCAGACCGGGCTTTAAAGGCGAATATCATTCGGGTTGGAGAATCTCCTTCCGGAATACCCACATATAACTTTAAGTTTATAAGGGACGAAACTCAGAGTGTCTATTATGGTGTAATGGCGCAGGATATTCAAGAGAGCCATCCAGATGCGGTGAGCAAGGACCAGGACGGATATCTCATGGTGGATTATTCTCTGATTGACGTGGACTACAAAAAGGTATCATAGAAAATAGGATAAATAACACAGAGATGTCTTATAGGGAGAAATATTTTGCCAACTCAACCAACAGAAGTATATAATGACCTGGACCTTAATTTCACGCCTCATATAAACACCAAGAAATTAACTCCTCTTAGAGGGCAACGGGCCGTGACCAGGGCCCTTAGGAATTTACTGCAAACTGAACATCATGAAAAGCCTTTTCATCCTGAAATTGGTTCTCGGGTTAATTCTCTTCTGTTCGACAATATGGATCCTCATCTAGCCAAGTCTTTAGAAAGAGAAATAGAAGTCACGATACAAAATTTTGAACCTAGAGTCGTTTTAAATAAAGTTCAGGTTACTGCACTAGAGGAACAAAATGGAGTGTATATTAATATCTTCTATTTTATTAGGGGAGAACCTAAAGAACAAGTGTCCAACATATTCTTAGAAAGAAATAGATAAAATGGCAACCACACCGACTACACAAGCACTAAAGGTATCCGAGCTTGATTTCGACCAAGTAAAAAATGCATTCAAAACTTTTTTACAGAATCAAAATCAATTTACTGACTATGATTTTGAAGGATCTGGGCTGTCTGTTCTTTTGGATGTACTTGCCTATAATACACATTATAATGGAGTCTATGCCAATATGTTGGCCAGTGAAATGTTTTTGGATAGTGCAGTCGTTCGAGAGAATGTTGTTTCGCGTGCCAAGCAATTAGGATATACTCCAACTTCACGAAGATCGGCCACAGTAAATGTCAATGTTACATTTTCTTCTCCTGCTTCCGCCACGGCAGGATATTCTTCTCTTACCATTCCTAGGTATACTAAATTTTCGACTTCTCTGGGGGATAGAACCTATACTTTTTTGAACCCAGAAGTGGCTACTGCAACATTGATCGATCCTTATGGGGCCAGGACTGATTATGTTGCAACTGATATTCCTATTAAAGAAGGAGTTTATTTTAGCGAATCTTATCTGTCTACTGGTACTCCGACCCAAAAGTTTACAATACAGAGCGCAAATGTAGATACTTCTACAGTAGAAGTTGCCGTCAATGGATCCACGTTCAGGGGCGCAGTAAATTATAATGAAGTGAAATCTACTAGCAATGTATATTTTATCCAAGAAGGGTCCCAAGGAAATTATGAGGTATATTTTGGTGATGGTAACGTAGGCAGAGCATTAAATTCAGGCGATAGTGTATTTGTTACATATATAACTACCTTGTCTGGTTCTGAAGGAAATGGCGCAAGAAGTTTTCAGGCCGCTGAAAATTTTAAGGCTGTAGAGAACTCCGCAGCGCCAGTTGCTGTTTCTGTGACATTGGCCAATTCTGAATCTACCTATGCGGCCAGCGGAGGAACCGAAAAGGAATCTATTGACTCTATTAAATTTTTGGCGCCGTTGAATTATGAATCTCAAAGTAGGGCCGTGACAACAGAGGATTATAGATCCAGAATATTAAATGATATTCCTGGTGTAGATTCGGTCAATGTGTGGGGAGGGGAATATAATAATCCACCAGAGTATGGTAAAGTTTTTATTTCTTTAAAGCCTAAGTCTGGATATACTTTTTCTGCTCTACAAAAAGAAAACATTAAAAATATCCTAAAGAAACAAAATGTGGTATCTATTCTTCCTACAATCATAGAGCCCGATTATTTATACCCTGTCTTGGATGTACAGGTCATGTACAATCCTTCAGAAAAATCAATTGCTACTTCTGATTTGAGTTCAATGGTCAGTAGTACCATTATCACTTATTCTGAAAATGAATTGAATAAATTTAATAGTTATTTTAGGTCTTCTATTCTGGGTGGGTTAATTGATGTGACAGAACGTTCCATTAAAAATCATTTAATGATTGTAAAACTACGGAAGTATTTTATGCCAACATTGAATACGAATTTAGATTATCTATTAAAATTTTCTAATCCTATTTTCCACCCTCATGCTGGGCATATGTCGGTGGTGTCTTCGACGTTGTTTTCGTATCTTTATGATAATGACCTATATCTAGACTGTAGCCTAGATGATGCCGATGGTGTAATAAGAGTAGTCCAGACGAATATAGATGGAAGTAAAACGGTCATTAAAAATTCAGGAACAGTTGACTATACTTCTGGATTAGTTAATATAGAAAATTTTACTCCTTATACGATTAATGATGGAACAAGTATGATTAGCGTAACAGTACAGCCTGGGTTTAATGATATTATTCCTGCATTCAATCAGATTGTTTCAATTGATCCTAATGATGTGACTATTACAATGGTCGACGATACGAATCTAACATCTACGGAAAGGCCTGGGACCCCTGGAACATTTACAGCTTCGCGCGGAACTTATTCTACTACCGATACAGGAACAGGATCTAGTAGTGGCGGAACGGGGTATTAGGATATATAATGGCAACATCGAATTCTGCATATACGCATAAGACTTCATACCTACTCAAGGATCAGGTTCCTGGGTTTGTTCGTTCTGACCACCCTAGGTTTATTCAGTTTTTAGAGCAGTATTATGAACATCTTCAGTCTGCAAATACTGGCATTTATGATTCCGTTTCTAATAATTACTTTATGGGCCCGACTCATTTTACCAAAAAGGCCTTGGAGTATCTGGATGTAGACACTACTGATTTTGATCGGTTTCTTGATAATTTTAAGGCAGAATTTTCTCCTAATCTCCCCAAACAATTAGAAACTATTACTGACAAGGCTAACTTTTATAAAAATATTTTAGGGTTTTATCGGGCCAAAGGGTCAGAAGAATCTTTTAAGGCGTTGTTTAGGTTGCTCTATGGAGAAGAGATCGAACTCTATTATCCTAACCGAGACATACTTACGCTAAGTGGTGGAACTTTTTTACCAGAGGTTCGTATTCGTTTGAACACTACAGACAATATTGAAGATATTGTTGGAAGAATAATTTATGGAGCAAATTCTGGAGTCTATGCAACCGTAGAACGTATTGACCGTGTGTATGATGATATTAAATTTCCTTGGCGAGATCCTACGGATAGAAACGATAGTGCTACTTTTGCCTATCTGGATAAATTTTCTATTTCTAATACGACGGTCATGCAAACGGAATTTGATATTGATGAGATTGTCTATACAGGAAATGTGAGTGGGAATCATGTGAACACGACGATTCTTGCATCACCTACCAAGACACTTTTCTTTGATGATTTTTCTACATATTCTAATGTTAATTATATGTTGGCTCTTTCAGATAATAGGGGTTCGTTGACAAATTCCCTTTCTCGCAATACGGCTGATCCATTATATGCTGGTGGGGAATTTAATGAATCCGTAAATGTGTTTTCTACTAGCACCGGTAATTATGATAATCGTTGGTTTGATTGGCGAAGTATGCTATCAACAAATCTTTCTTCTTCTGGCCTCTCTGACCAATATGTTAATCCGGGAATAACTTTTGTTTCTGACGAAAGTGCCTCTGGTGATACTATTATGGTTATAGGAAATGAAGGAAATACTCATGGGGCTACGAGTATAACATCAAATCAAAACACAGAAGACCTCGTGGAGCTAATTCATACTACTAGTATTAAAATAGATTCTAGTAAATTATATAAATTTTCTGTAAGAGCAAAAGATCCATACCATTATGTAAATACTGCT